TGTCACCATAGTGCTTCATGAAGGGCAGACGCTTGGTTGTAACTCTAATGGGAAACGGCTCGATTTCCGAAGCCCATAAAGGGGTAATACCGGAAAGCAAGCCGCCGAGAGGGAAACCACCGGAGCCATCAAAAAGACTGCCCAGAGTTATATTACTCATTCTATACCTCCAGTTCGGAGTATTTGTATATCAGCCCGTCTCTCTGCACAGTAACATTATCGGAAGAGCCGACCTGCTCAATATATCGTTTTACAATTACATCACAGAATTTTTCATCCAGTTCCACGGTATAGCAGATACGGTCAGTCTGCTCACAGGCAATAAGCGTACTGCCAGACCCACCAAAGGGGTCCATTACCACACTATTTGTCATAGATGAATTCATAATAGGGTAGGCCAGAAGTGGAATAGGCTTCATGGTTGGATGATCGCCATTTTTCTTGGGCTTATCAAATTCCCAAATGGTGGACTCTTTTCTGCCGGTATACCATTGATGCTTGCCTTTTTTCTTCCAACCGTAAAGCACTGGCTCATGCTGCCACTGATAAGGGGAACGTCCTAAAACAAGGGACTGCTTTTTCCAGATACAGCATCCAGATAAATAAAAACCCGCATCGGCAAAAGCCCTGCGGAAGTTTAGCCCTTCGGTATCTGCATGGAATACATAGATGGAAGCATCGCTAGCCATTGCGGCCTCTGTATTCTTGAATGCATCAAGAAGAAAGTTATAGAAGGCTTCGTCAGCCATGTTGTCGTTTTTGATTTTACCGGCGCTGCCTTCGTAGTTCACATTATAAGGGGGATCAGTAATCACCAGGTTTGCCTTTACAGTTCCCATCAAAAGTTCGAAGGTCTGAGGTTTCGTGCTGTCGCCGCATATGAGACGGTGCCGCCCCAGTGTCCATATATCCCCAGCCTTGGTAATGGTAGGATTCTGAAGTTCTGCGTCAACATTAAAGTTATCGTCTTTGACACCGTCTTTCAGTGTATCTTTGAATAGACTATCTATTTCGGCGGGGTCAAAACCGGTAAGGGACACGTCAAAATCTGAACCCTGTAGGTCGGAGATGAGCAAGGCGAGTTTGTCCTTGTCCCAGTCACCAGATATTTTGTTGAGAGCGATATTGAGGGCCTTTTCTTTCTCTTCATCCATCTCAACAACTACGCATTCGACTTCAGTGAGACCAAGGTCTGTCAAAACTTTAAGACGCTGATGTCCACCGACTACGCGGCCAGTTGTCTTGTTCCATATTACCGGTTCAACATATCCGAACTGCTCGAAGGATCGTTTCAGCTTCTCATACTCGGCATCTCCTGGCTTAAGATCCTTGCGCGGGTTATAGTCGGCGGGCAGAAGCTCAGCCGTATTCTTTTTCTCTATAATCATACGAGACCCCACTCAGCGAACTTCTCAAAACCACCGATGGAGTTGATATAGGATCTCGCTGTTTCTACAATATGAGTGTAGGGAACACCACCGACAGTTTCGTCACCGATGGCACAACAAAAAGCTACTGGTCTGCCAGTTCTCTGAGATTCAAGCCATGCGTAGATGTTTACAGATACGTCAGCTTTGGACAGATCTTTGCCATGCAGGCCACCACCAGTCACACTGTCAGCCATGTCACTGCCTAGCTTGCGATTGGTGGCACCAGTGTCAACGTTAAAGCCACCAGTCCATTCACCGAGCGGGTTTACCACGGCCTGCGGGTACATGTGCTTAAGAGTTTCTGATTCAGCATTGCTCTGGCAGAGAATGAGCTTAGTTCCGTCAATGATGTACTTTCCGTCAAAGGGGAAGGTTTCATATATGTCTCTGGCAATCCAGGAAAGGATTCTCTGCTCTTCAGTGAGAGGGATACCTTTGAAGATGCCATTGTCGCCACAACGTATAGTATCGGCCTGGTTTCTAGCCAGATGCTCGTCCTGGGGAACGATGACAATATCACAGTCAACAACACCAGCTATCCGATGGATAGCTTTTTCAATGTCATGCTGTGCAATAGGAGCGGAAGTCTCTATAATTGCATGGCAAACACCATGACCGATAAGGACTTCCACAGCCACTTTAGGGTTTTCCTGAACTTTATAGGCAAGGTCCACTACTGCACCCGCTATCCTGTCCGCAACTTTATCAGGATGAGCGGGATTTACTTTTTCAAACATTATTTTCCTCCCATAATTTTAGTGTTTTTATTTGCTGCCTGTGCGAGCTTGAAGCAATCTTTCCATCAAGTCGTCCTGCGGAGTCGCCCCACTGTATTCGCTGGAGCAATTCTCTTTGACGATCTGAAATATTTCCATCCACAGCCGATTAGTTTGTGACATGAAGTTTTGACTCATCGCCACATATGGACTCTGTATGGCATTGCCGGTTGTGGGATGTTTAGCAAGAAAACCATATTCAGTTATAGCCTCTTCGCACTGAATCCAACGCGCAACGCTCATGGCATAACGTTCGAGGAGCTGTGGCGAAATGAGGGCTGTACACCTACGCTCTGCCAGCCAATTCCAAGTAGCTTCATATACGTCGGCAGCAATAAGCTTTTTGCCATCTTTTTGTGTGGCGGACAGCATGGTAGATGGCTTCGGCATGGGCTGGCCCTCCAAATCAGCTGCGTTATCAAATTCAATGACAGTTAACGCTCTCTTTCCGGGATTGCCCTCTGCAATCTTATCAGCTAAGGGCTTCTTTTTTGCTCCCGCACCAGCTCTTGCACCACCACGGTTAGTACCATCTTTTGCCACTGCTTCACCTCCTGTTGGCGGGGCCGGGTAAATACCCCCTTTGAATTTGCGATTTTGCACACGTGACCCCGCGCCGTTGCCCATATGTGATAGGTACAGAGATTTGACCTCCCCTAGGGGTGCTAGCGGTCACCGAGTGTGATGTGAATTTTCGTATGGCAGGATTTGCAAAGGGACATTAGGTTGCTCCTGTCATGTGACCCACCCTTAGACACGGGCAGGATGTGGTGTACTTCATCAGCAAGAATGCTACGTCCGTCTTTCAAGCAAAGCTCACACAGTGGGTGCTCGGCTACATATTTGTCTCGGATGCGCTTCCAAGCTCGTCCGTACTTTTTGTTCACATTTGATGCACGCTCATATTTGTCATACTGGCGTCTGGCTATTCTTGCATGGTCGTTGCAATACTGCTTTTCAGTTAACTTGGGGCAGCCCGGATAGGAACAGGGGTGCTTGGGCTTTGAAGGCACGGTATGACTCCTTTCTAAATAAAAACAGCCACCACAAGAAAGCTTCCTGTGATGGCCGTCCTCTATGATTTTGCTATTGTAATATTAACATGCGTGCTCGTGGAATTCTACGGAATTCAAGGGAATACTTTTTTCACGCATTATATCTGATACAACATCAAGTGCGCGTTCATGAAGGGTCTTTATCCACTTGCCACTGTAGTGCATGTCCACAGCTATGCGTTCCCATTGCATAAAACAGAGATATCGTTTTTCAAGCAAGGTCTGGTATTCAACATTTTCTACGGCTTTTATAATGCTGACAATCTCACGCTTCAGATCAACAAGAGTGTCGATGTCATGATTTATCTCTGCCTGAAGGTCAATAATTTTTTCGATAATATCCGCCATAGACGATGCACCACGGTTAGGTGAGCCAGGCATGCCGCTGAGAGTAGCAGTACACTTAGTTGAAAGGTCGTTCAATGAAGCAACCTGCGCGATTTTTGAATCAATGCGTTGGTCAAGCCTGTATGCCTGGCCAAGGTATTCTTTTGGGGTCATGCAGCAGCTACCTCCTTCAGAACTTCAGATTTTATCCTATTCATTAGACTCTTGCCGTCGACAGTTGATAGAACAGAAAACCACTCGGAGCAAAAGAAACGCTCAAGGTCCTTTATTGATACGCTATGTTCAATCTCCATAGGACTATGTGCGTTGTACTTTAGATCGGTTTTATAGTCCTTTGCGGCCTGAATTATAATGGCGTTTGCTAAAGTCTGATAGCAATCCATGTTACACCTCCAAGTTAGCTTTCACCGCATCAATCAATGCGGTCTGTGTTTTTTCTTTTTTCCTAAGTGAGGACATTATTCGTTCGTCTATTGTATTTGCAGCGACTATATGGTGAATGACAACGGTGTCCGCTGTCTGGCCTTGCCGCCACAATCTGGCGTTGGCCTGCTGGTACAATTCAAGACTCCATGTAAGACCAAACCAAATCATGGTGGAACCACCGGCCTGGAGATTTAGACCATGGCCAGCGGAAGCAGGGTGAATCACCGCTACCGGGATTTTTCCAGCGTTCCAGTCAGCGATGTCTTTGGAAGTGGAAATCTCCCTTGCTGTAAAGCGCTTTTTAATTCGCTCCAGATCGTGCTTAAACCAGTATGCTACCAGAACCGGCTTGCCGTTGGCGGCCTCGATCAAGTCCTCCAGAGCATCCAACTTGCGGTTATGAAGTTCAATGTAGTCGCGGTCTTCGGTGTAAACGGCACCGTTAGCCATTTGGGAAAGCTTGTTTGCCAGAGCTGCAGCATTCCCAGCGTCGATTTCTTCACCACCCAGAGACAGCACCATTTCGGCCTTCATGGTGTCATAGGCTTTTTTCTCTTTTTCAGAAAGGGCAACTTTTACCTCGTTCATCACGCATTCAGGCATGGCCAGATGGTCAATGGCCTTCATTGAAATAGTGATATCGGATATCTGGCGATAGATGGCATCCTCGGCTCCGGGAAGGGGCTTATAGGAAAAGACCACCTGACCATTTCTTTTGTCTGGCTGGAAGTAGCTATTTCTGTAATGGGTGATGAAGCGACCCAGCCGCTGACCCATGTCCAGCAAGCGGAACTGCGCCCAAAGGTCTATGAGACCGTTGGAGGAGGGGGTACCGGTGAGGCCGACTATCCTTTTCACGGTAGGTCGCACCTTGAGAAGACTCCTGAACCGCTTTGCCTGGTAGGACTTGAAAGACGAGAGTTCGTCGATGACTACCATATCGTAGTCAAAGGGAATACCGCTTTCTTCTACCAGCCATTGGATGTTTTCCCGGTTGATGATGTACAAGAACACTCGCTGCTGTAGAGCGGTTTTGCGTTCCTGTTCGGAGCCAACAGCCACGGCATAAGACAGGCCATTAAGGTTATCCCATTTCTGAATCTCCGCAGGCCATGTATCTCTGGCGACACGGAGAGGAGCGATGACCAGCACCTTGCTGATGGTGAAGGAATCAAGGCAAAGATCGAAGATGGCGGACAGGGTGATGACGCTTTTTCCCAAACCCATATCAAGGAATACAGCCGAGATGGGATGCTCCAATATGAAGTTGGTAGCGTAAGTTTGGTAGTCATGAGGCTTGTATTTCACGGATAATCTCTCCAATCTGTTCTGGGTTATCAATGCAGTACACCAAAAAGCCAAGTGCTTCTAACTGCCTTTTTCGCCTTACTTGCAAAGGACGCAGCTCTTTACCTGGTGCCTTCAACTCAATAAAGGCTATTTTGCCACCAGGCAGGAGTACCAGGCGGTCTGGCACTCCATCTAGGCCTGGGCTTATGAACTTTGGTGAAAGGCCACCCATGTTTTTGACAGCCTTGACCAGTTTGGTTTCTACGTTTTTTTCTCTCATGATTTGCCTCGTGTTTCTGATTGCTGTTTCCAAACGAGCGATCATCCTTTACGTGCATATAGGCGTATACACACGCCCTTTTATCCCTTTTCTCTTTTCTTGCAGTCTTTAATAAGGAAATGAGAAACACAGGAAACAAACTTTCGAAGTGGCCTAGCGGCAGGGGCATTGGGCTGTTGCTGTTTGTGTTGCCTACCATCCGTAGGGAATCATGTGGAAACGGAGTGTGGTTGCTTACGGTTGTGCATCGGAAACACGGACGTAGGTTTTCTGGACACCGTAGCCAGGGATACGCAGTTTGCCGGAAGCACTACCTTTGTACTTTGTCCAACCGCCTAGCTTGAAGAGAATACCTTCAATCTCGTAGGAGTCTGTTTTCTTCAGCGTTTCTCGGGGTTTTCCAAAGCACTCACACCAGATTTCCATAGCGCAGACGCGGGTGCGCTCTATGGTGCCGTCTTCAGACTGACCACCGAACTCATTACCATTTAGGTAGTTTCGGCGCTGGAAGAGGTCGTAATTGTCCCAGCCTTCGGGTAGAAGGCGATCAAGATACTCTTGGACAATACCTTCTCGGGCGTCGGTTTCCATGGCATCACGCTGTTGGGCGTATGCTGCGGCGGCGACATCACCCTTAAGGAAGAGCTCTTCACCCTGTTTGTAGTATTTAATTGCTTCTGCCCAAATCTGGTCTGGATCGTTGAGCTCCCACGGATGGAACTTTCCGTGGCCGGTCACATTCACAGGCCAGAAACGCCGGTTTCCTGTGATGTCTCGGAGAAAACCACCATCACTGTTTGTGGTTCCAACGATGACGCATGATCTAGGATGGCTTTCAACCGTGGTTCCGTAGGCATGGCGGTACTTGTCGTCGGTTCTAGTGATGAAGGATTTTACAACTTCCACATCCACCTTCTTGATTCCGTTCAACTCGGACAGTTCCAAGATCCAGTAACCTTGTAATTTTTCGGGAGCAGTCTTGTCCTTCATATCGGAGATAGACAGAGAGTCCGAAAACCACTCTTTGCCTAGAATGGAGAACAGTGTAGATTTGCCCATGCCTTGCTCACCATTGAGAACCAGTATGGAGTCGAACTTTATGCCAGGACGATAGATTCTGGCTACGGCGGCCACCATTGTTTTCCTGGTGACAGCGCGGACATATGGTGTATCTTCAGCACCCAAGTAATCCACCAGTAAGGTATCCAGCCTAGGAACACCATCCCACTTAAGAGTGGCTAGATATTCTTTGATGGGGTGATAAAGTCGCTCAGCGGAGGTGACTGCCAGCAAAGCATCCTTGAACTTGGTGGGGGACCAAATGCCATAGGTTT